TGTGAATGAGTCCAAAGCCATAAAATCCTAGTCCTGGCAGAAATTTAAAGTGGACAAAATATTGGATCTTACTTTTCTTTAGATCATTGGGCGCATAGTTTCTCCGTATGGAGAGCACTACTCGGCTGCCTTCTTCTACAGTAACAATGTAGGGCAATTTTATTCCTGTTGGTTCACCATTTGCACCAACTTCTTCAAAACCTTCTAAGTCTAAATTTACATGACACTCTAACAAAGTGTAAACAGGTTCTTGTTTTCCTGTTTTCTTTGTTCCATCTAATTCTTTTTCTTTTTTATCAAGATCATTTTTTTCCACATGACCTGGTGGTCCTAATTCTACATCTCTGTAAAAACCATTTACTTGTTGTTTTCTTAATTCGTTTTCTGATATTTTAATTGTGTGTATTACAGATTCTGCATCTTCAATACTTGTTGCTGTGTATGGTACAACTAATTCATCAGCAGGAACAAACTTAGATACTGCTCTACCCATTGGCACGTCGTAGTAAACTTTTTTAAATGTAGAACCTGCTAGGGGTAAATGAAATAACATAGAGTCAAACTCTGATTCGTATTCTTTCATTTGATCCATAATTAGATAATTCATAAAATCTTTTACACGTGTTGCTTGTTGTTCTGTCTGTGGATTCTTAACACCAATAACCTGTGTTCTCACAGGTCCGCTTGCTGGTAATAATTCTTTGTATGCTTGAGCTTGGAACTGTGTTACCGCTTCTGCTAACACTGGGTGTGTTGCACCTGAAGCTCCTTGAAATGGTTCTGTTCTATTTTCGTATTTAAAACCAAGTAGATCTAATCCTGTAATGTAAGATTGCTCCCACTCTTTTCTAGAAGCTTTGTAATCCATGTAGTTTTGCACCATGTCATTACCAACAGGTTCTAAAACATCGTCTGGTAAAAGTTCTGCTAAGTTGTCAAAATGATTTTCTGTTCCTGGTACGTTGATTGCACCTGGTTCGTAATCTAATGTTACGCCACCATCTTCTTCTGGAATAACCTCAATTGGTCCTTTTTCTTCTACTGGTTCCTGAACAGCAACATCTTGGATCTCTTGCTCTGAAGGGATCTCTTCTTTGTTTCTAGTGTTCGGGAGTCCTTTGTCTATTTCTGCCATTTAATACTCCTATCTATTTCTAACACGGTTTTCTAAAGATCGCAACCCTTGTGAGTCTGGGTTCATTGATGTTCTTTGTGGACCCTTATCTATACCACCAGATAAACCTGCAATACCACCACCTGCTAAAAATTCATCAGCATTTACTGGTGTTCCAAATCCTCTTGATCTAGATCTTTGTAAATTTTTTTCAGCCTCTAGTTTTTTTACTCTTTCTTCTCCAGCGGTCGCTGCTGCTAGTGCTTGTTCTAAAGTCATATCTGTATCTGGTGTAGGGCCTTCTATAAAACCAAAACCCATGGGCATATCAACATTTAAATCTTTTAATTTATCCTGTTTGACAACACTCCTTGCAAGTTTTTCCTCAGGTGTAAGAGACAGGATTCTTTTTGTGCCACCGATTACATCTGTTCCAATCAAACCTTGTTCTAGTGCTTCTAATACAGGTTTACCTTGTTCAAATGCTTTGTAAGTATCGTATATCATTACAGGTGTAAAAGCTAAACCAAGAGCTTTACCAGCTGCTTTAAAATAACTTTTTTTAGCAACATCACTCGGAATTGATTTAGCCATATTAAATAACTCTGTTAGCACTGGTATTTGTGCTTTAAATTTTGGTGCATCAAAGACTAGTTTTTTTAATTCTGGTGTTGAAATATTTTTTACTTTTTCAGGAACCTTTATATTTTTTGCAATACTTTTTTTAAAATCTACACCAACTGGTTTTTCTTGAAGTCTTATTACAACTCCATTTTCATCAAACACAGGTGTAAGTTGATTAAATCCAATTAAACCATCATACTTGGGTCCTAATTTTTTAACCCCATTTTTTACAATGTCATTTAGTTCTTTATTTATTTCATTTAATCTTTTTAACGCATTTTTTCTATCGCCATTATAATCTAGTAAAGCTGCTTCCTCAGTTAAAATTTTAATTGGTTTATCAAACTGTGCAATCTCTTTATTCATTTGAGCATTTATTACAGCGAGATCTCTTGTATTAGTATCAGGGCTGGCCAACGAAAGAGGGAGCAAATGATGAACTTGATAACCTGCTGGAGGTTTAAACGCTATGTTTGTTCTACCCTCTTTTACTTTTTGAATAAATCTTCTTTTATCAATTTTTGCTTGTATTTTTTCTCGGTCAGGATTGATAACACCTTTTTGTATTTTAGGTGGAGATTTTAAAACTCTTTCATCTCTAATTTTTATAGCCTCATCTAAATCTTTTGTATAAAAAGGTTTTTCATCACCTCTTTGAAGACTAACTTGATAAGTAACACCATTAAATTTTATGTGCTTTTGCCCTTTAACTCCTACATACTTGCCTCTTTTAGGATTAGGAGGTTTTTTAAATTTACCTTCTTCAATTCCAAATTCTTTAAGTTTTTTATCTCTAAATTTTATTACATCTTCTAAATCAGTATCTGCAGGAAAAATTTTTGTAAAATTTTTTCCACCAGCTTGAGTATCAAATCTAAATTTAGGGTTAGTAAACTTTTCAACAGGAGCTGTTAGTCTTATATTTTTAGGAAGTTCTTTTCCATCTTTGACTTCTCCTGCTAGTTTATAACCAGTTCGACCACCATCAGCCATATCTGATGTATTGTTATCGTATAGATCAATAGTATCTAATAAATCTTTCATTACTCACCTAACATTCTAGCGATACCACCGCCTGCTTTTTTAATCGATGGTGCTTCCGTAACTTCATTTATAATATCTTTTTTAGACAAGTCATCAATTTGTGTTGCATCCGCTGCAGTTCCGTCTGCATCAAACTCAACCTTATACTCTTCATACTCTGCCGTTGGATTTGGATCTCCCTCATCAGGTCTAGGTTTCTTATAACGAAGTTCGGTTCTATCAGTTATGGTATCAAAAGTTTTATCACCAGAAACTCCCACTCCCATTTTATCTTTTTGAATCATAATCTCTCCTGAATCCATATCCTCAATCAATTCATACTGGTCGCCATTCTTACCCGTGTAGGTAAACTCATTGACTCTTTCTTTATAACTTGGAGTTGTTTTTTGTTTGCCAAACAATTTAATTTTAGCAACTAGATCAAAAAAATATGAGGGTGCCTCTGTTACAGTTTCTACAGCTTTTTCTACAGCTGGTGCTGCCCCTTTAGTAAGTCCTAACATTCCTGTTTTAATCGCAGCTATACCTCCAGTAATTCCTGCAGCTGCTTTTAAAAACGCTCTACGTGCTTTGTCAATCGAACCTATTTTGTAACCAATACGTCCACCGTCTGCTTTTTTATCTGGGTCGTCCAGACCAAATCTTTTTCTAATTTCTTCTTCTGTCTCACCTCTAAATTTTTGATACTCCTTATCCTTAGATAATTTTATTTGTAGATTTCTTGTGGCCTCTTTGTTTTGTTTACTTAATTTTTCTAATACCTCTTCCTCACTTTGTATTGGAGCTGCGATATCATCAGCACCACCACGACTACCTGGTGGTGGTAAATCAGGATCACCTGGCGGTAAATCATCAATTTGTCTACCACCCATAATGCCTTTGCTTGTATCTATTTTTTTACCTTCAAGGTCAAACACCTCTGCTGTTTTTGTTTTTGTAATTCCTTTATCTACTTTTTTTGGAGCTTCTATCTGATTTATAATATTTTCTACCTGGTCAGCATTTTTCAATGATTTTGGGTCTACATTGTTACGAAGCAATCTTTCAACTGTCATGTTAACATTAAAATCAACTAAATCTTTATTAGGCATTGTCTGAACGATTCCGGTTTTATCCTTCATCATTGTTCTTATCACCCATTGATAGATTGCTTTTAATGCGTCTAGCCTTCGTTTACTCATTAATAATAATTCCTTTTACGTTGCTCGACCTTTTCGTCGATATAGTCTTCAGGGTGTCCGATCAGACCGCCCTGTCTGAATCGCATAATAGCCTGTGTTGTAGAGTCAACCAGGTCATCATGATCACCATAAGGAAACGCAGCGCACTCTTCGATAACGTCGTCTGCGAATTTCTGCTCAGGCGCATATATCATACCAGATTCAAACAGAGGTGCAACAGCATTTACACGAGCATGCTTGTCGTTTCCTTTGCTTGGACTAAAGTTTACCACTGGTATATCCATCTGTCTAAGCTCGTATGTTAGTGGCAATCCTGATGCTTTAGCCTCAACAATGACTGTTTCAGGTTTCCAATACTCATACTGTTCTAGTGCCAAACGCCGTAGCTCTGGAAACTCGTACCTACCTTTTACAGCATCTAACAGTATTAAACAGGCTGGACTATCCTCGTTTGGATAGAATATACCCCAAGTAGTAATAGCTGAATAGTCTGCTGTTTCTTTTTTAAGAAAAGCTGTATCGTAAGATTGTATCACGTGTTGTAATTGTGGTATCTCGTCATCAGTGTACTTCATCCACCATTCACGTTTTAATATTGCACCCTCTTCTGCTGTTGGATTCTGCATCCACTGTGCATTCCATTTGCCCGTGGGCAGTGTTGCTTGAACCTTTTCTAATTCATCTAACTTCCAATACTCCGGCCACACAGGTTTAGCATTCTTTGATCCATGTTCCATGATTGCTGGAAACTCGACCACGTGCCACTGATCAGCCTTTGGTTCTTTCTGGTTCTTGACCAACATACCTGTTAGATCTTTTGTAGACCATCTAGTCATGACTAACACAATCTTACCACCTGGTTGTAAACGTTGTCGTGGTCCTGATGTATACCATTCGTACGCTGACTCTAATGCTGTGGGACTCAAAGCGTCTTGTTCACTATGTGGGTCGTCAATGATTAATAAATCTGCACCACGTCCAGTGATCGCACCACCTACACCAGCTGCGAAGTATTCACCACCTTGTGATGTTTCCCAACGTCCTGCTGCTTTAGAGTCTTCTTGTAAAGTTGTTTTAAAAATTTTTGCGTAATCTTCTCGATCGATTAGGTTCTTTGCTTTACGTCCAAATCTTATTGCGAGTTCTGCCGTGTGTGTTGCTTGAATGATCTTGAGCCTTGGCTCACGGCCAACCATCCATGCCGGGAGTAAGTAT